CCTTTTCTGTTTGTATAGGTCTTGCAAGTTTGTCATCGTTAATCTCCTCAAAGGTTAACCATTTTTTTGTCAAACTATAAAAGCCTGACTTCTCCCAATTAATATCATTTTTTCCTAGTTTGTCAAGTATAGCATTTTCTATTTCTTCAGAACTATCTTGTGCCATAACTGTAAACTCAGTTATGTATCCGTAGGCAGTGATTTTAATTAAAAATTTTTTCATTGGTTTTAGAGAGTGCAAAAAAAATGAGGCGGTTTTTAGGCCGCCTCACTTAAGTTTAGTTTAGATTACGCTGCGCCTGGTGATCCGAAGATACCTCTAGGGTCTGAGAATCCAAATGAATATCTCTCTCTAGCTTTGTATCTTACGTTTCCAGATTCGAAGTCACCTTCCATCGCTGTTTTAACTGGTGCTCTAACAAACATTTTTAGTCCATTAGGTACATCAGTTTTGATGAAAAACGCATCTGTGTCAGTTAAGTAGTGATTAACTACATAGCCTTGTGGGATCATTCCCATGTTAGCTATTGCGTTGATGTCATTGTCAGCAGTTGCAACTCTACCTTGAGATTTCATCAATCTCTCAGCTGTGAATTGTAACTCAGAAGGAATAATCATTTTCATTCCTCTTGCTGCAATTTTTAGTCCTCTTTCATCAGTCATTCCTGCGATATCAATTAACGACTGCTCTAACGATGTTTCGTTAAGATCAGCTGCAGTTGATAGTTCATTTTTGAACGTTCCAGCAACGATTGGGTGAACAGCAGAACAAAGTTCTACTCCATCACCACCTGTGAAAGATGAGCTAAACGCATTGTTTAACACATTTGCTGCTTTAACTTGTTTTGCGTTAGCCATAGATCTAGCTAATGCTTTTGTATATCTAGACGCAAGTCTGTCATACAAGTTATCTTCAATCGCTTCTTCAGTGATTGAGAACGCTAAAGCAAGCGTTTCGTGAGTGTATCTAGCAGTGAATGTTTCTTTTGCATCATCGTAATTAACTGAAGAACCTTCAGGTTTTACTTCTGCATTTCCGAAACCACTTAACATTACTTCTTCTTCAAAAGCTCTGTCTGAATTTTCGATGTCGAAAATTTGTGTGTGTTCATCTGTGTAGTTTTTATATTCCAGGCCGAATAGTGCATTCAATCCTGGCTCTAGTTCTTTTACTAGTTGTGATCTTGATATTGCCATAATATTATTCTCCTATTCTATTATACGCCTGTTGTTAGTTTAAATACATGCTCACCAGTATTGATGACAACATATGCGTTAACATTTGCTGTGCTTGTATCATTGTTTGATGGATCTTTGGATATTCCAACTTGTTTTAATCCACCAGTAGTACCTGTCGTTGATGTATCAATTTCAGAAGTTGATTGTCCAGAAAGTGTGCTTCCGCCTACTCCTGTAAAATCGAAATCCGAACTGTTCATCGCTGCCGTACCCGTACCATCATGTTGTGCTTCAAATATTACATAAGGGTCCGCTACTACTGAAGCTACTATATCAGCTGCTGCCGTGCTAGCTGGATAGAAAGCTTTAAACGTAGGTTTACTTGTTGTTGGGTCAGTGTAAAACACGCCTGCAAAAGTACCCAATTGTTGAGTGTCTCCTGCCGCTGCTGCTTCAATACCGCCACCTGCTACTGCTTCAACTATTTGTCCAGTGAAAATGCTTGAACCGTAGTTATTAGCTATAGCATATTCTTCTGTTCTTATTTGTCCACCAGTAAGATTTCTTGCTGGTCTAAAACCGAACGCTGCGTCTTGATTTGCCATATTTTTATCCTTATTCTGTTTACGGTTTTATCCGTAAACGGGTTAATTGTTATTTCGTTGGTAGGGATTAACCCGAGAATCGTTAAAAAATTAACTTTTCTTTGTACCACCGAAGGTTACACGAGTCTGTCTATCACTATTGATAGGCATACTTGGATGCTGTTCCTTCATGAGGTCGTTGTCGATAGCGTCATTCTTGTCTTGTGTTTGTTTTGCAAAATACGCTTTTCGTGATTCAACTAACTCGTCAGATATCCTAGCCAGCAATAGGCCGCCAACTCCGATCATTCCCTTGTATTTACCTTCGGTAATAGCTGGATAATCACTATCTGGATATTGATCGGCTCTAACCAATTCGTATCCTGATCTTAATTTAGCTGACATGTTTTTCGTATCATCGAATCCCATTGACTCAGCTCTTATCCATCTATGTTTGTACCCGTCTGGTGCAGGGGGTGAATCTAAAGATGATGGTGGAGTCCATACTTTTGGTCTTTCTTCTTTAGACCTAGTTTGACTCGCACGTGAAGCTTTTATTTTATCGTTTTCCATATGCTTATACTCCTTCCGTGATTTTTAATTGTTTCGCATACTCTTCTAATGGCACACCTAATTTTTTAGCGATTGTGACCTGTGATGGTGTGAGCCTCACAGTTTTGCGACCTGGTCTTGCACTTCGTGTCGCTGACACTACTGTTTGTGCAGGTTTAGTCGAAACCTTTGATTCTGTTGTACCAAATTTATGGGGAAAGTCAAGTAACATACGCTTATCAACTTCTGCATAATACTCATCAGAATTAGGGTCAAAACCTTCTTGTTCTGTAAGTTTTTTATGTAAATCAAATGCTGTATACGTCATGGCACTATCTTGTCCAAACCAAGGGTTTTTCTCAGCCCATGCTTCAGCTTTTGGATCTGGTGCAGGTGTTTGTTGAGCAACTGCTTGTTCTGTTGAAGGGGTTCTAACAACCTGTTCTCTATTTTCAGATTGTCTTTCCTTCATAGAATGAAGTCTTGCTTCATCTAAACCAAGTCTAGATATATCTCTTTGAGCTTCAACTTCAGCGTTAATATCACCAGCGTCTCTTGCTGTTGCAAGTTTTGCTTTTGCTGCTTCTATTCCAGATGTTAATCTACTTTCCAAAGCTTGAACATAATTCGGTTCCATTTTTGAAAATCTTGTTTTTAAATGTGTGTGTTCTTGTTGAACTCCTTTAGCAAATTCTAAAGCGGCTTCTTTTTGTCTCTCTGCCTCACGCCATTTTTTAGTTAGCTTAGCTATTCTTTTTTGAACACCTTCACTATACTCTTCTATTTCTGGTTTGTTTTCTTCTGGTTTAACTTCTTGAACTTTCTCTTCTTGTTCTACTACTACTTCTTCAAGAACTTCAGTTTCTTTTGCTGCTTCTTTATTTTCTTTTTTATCTTCTGTAATATCTACATCTACTTCAGGTCCTGAAGTATCTATATCTACCATAGGTCCTTTTTTTATTTCTTCTGTATCTGGCATAGTCTTACTCCTTCTATGTGTTAAACGTTAAGAAGTACGGATTCAGGATCTTCTATTGTTCCTAAAACTTCGTCATCATTTAATAAACGAACTTCTCCGCCTTCGATGGGTAATCTTGATCCGGCATATCGTGCAAAAATAACCCACTGTTTTTCTTTGCACCACGGTCCTGTTGGATATTTTTCTTTGTCATGATAGGCCAACGGTCCTAACTTGAGTACATAACCACAGTTAGTGGATATACGTAATTTGTCTAAAGATTCTTGTGTAAAAATAATTCCGCCTTTACTTTTTTCTTTTGGTGTGAAAGGTAAAACTAAAAGTCTCCAGCCGCTTGGCTCTGGTAACTGGGATCTTTGTGCTTCAATAGTTTCGGGATTTAAAGGTTCTTTTTCTTTTATGTTTTTGTATTTTTCTTCCAGTGCATTGTTATGCTTTGGGATCTCTGTCGATGTTGATAACGTTTCCTTGCTCATCTTTTTGCTCCTTGTTGTTTAGCAGGTTAGAGATTTCCTGTAAAATATATTGATATGATCTTGCTTGACCTAACATATATTGATATTTCTCCATATTGTCAACCCCACCAGAAATCATAGTTTCACCTATTCTTTGTAGATTGTCTTGTAGGATTCTTTGTAGTTTAGTTACTAAAACTAATGGATCCACTAACAATCCCACTTTCGTAGTGATTTGTTTATTCTTGAATTAGGGTCATTTGCTGTTTTAGCTGATGTTAGTTTCTTCTTCATTCCGCTCATACGAGCACAGAATGATTTACGTCTTGGATTTGTTTTTGATTTTGTAGGTGCTTTTAACGTGCCGCCTTTATAGCTGTCTCTGCCTTTTTGATTTAAGCCGCCCGACTCGGACTTACCTTCTTCTCTAGTCCATGCCGCACTTCCGCCTCCGTTAAAATAGGTTCTCATTACGCTGTTACTTTTTTCTTAGG